TTTTAAATATTGATCTAAATTTTCTACAATATCAGTTGTGCCTCCCTGAAATTCTTGGGAGATATAATATTGTTTAAAAAATTCGGTTGCTTTTGTAAAATCTGAAACTACAAATTCTGGAAGTTGACTTTCAATAATTTTATTGATTTGCACTCTCTTCTCAAAATTCGACATATTTTATTTCCTCTCGATTTCTCCGTTAGAATAACTGGAAGTATAGAAGTCTCTAATAAAAGTAACTCCAGAAATATCTTCCCCAGAAGTAATAACATCCCTAACCATATTTATCTTACTCTTTGAAATATCAAAACTCAAATATAAATCTTTTAGTCCAACAACATCATTTGATTCTGGAAATGCTTGAATTTCAATAATATTATTTGGTGCTACTGTTGATGTAATATTTAAAGTATTAACTATGACTTCTCCTTCTTTATAATCTACCACTCCTGCAGATTTTATAACAACCGTTTTATTACCAGTGTTTGACATTTTAATAACCGCTAACTCCCCCTTTTGACTGCCATCCAATTTTAATATTAATTTACCACTGGGTCCGATTTCACCTGTTGTATTTGGAACGTCTGTAAAATATACAATATCATCAGATCCAGCAATCTTAAATCCTGTACTTTTGATATTAAATCCCTCTGGATTAATGTGAAAACGATTTCCAAAGCACAATTCATATTGAACAAACTGATTTACGAGAACTTTCATATCTCTTCTAATTTTTACTTTAGAAATATTAGAAGTAATAGAACTATTAACCCTATCAATGAGCTGCACAACTTTACTATACTTAAATCGACCTCCAAATTTATTAACATCTAAACTAGAGGCATACTGAGTAAGGGATGATATAACTGATGATCTTAAAGTATTGACATCAGAAACTTGACTGCTGTTATAATAAACAGAAGAATCAATCTCAACATAAAGAATTTTAAGGTCAATTATTTTTTGATTAATTCCTACTATTGAATATTGTTTTAATTTAGATAAAATATTTTGCTTATCAAAGTCACTTACAAATGTACCATTTTTTGGTTTAATACTAATTTGAACAGTGCCAAATTTTGGAGGAGTTAATTCTTCTCCACCAATAACGGAAACAGATTCCGTATTTGGATATATTGATTGAATAATGGCTTCATAATCTCTTGATGTAACTGCTCTGTATTGTGCCGAGTATAATCTAGGAGCAAAATATTTAATTGATGATAATGATTCTATTTCACCACCATTTGAGGCTTTCTGTATGGTATTAACAGTAACAGTTCCTGATGGAGTGACCCTAATATTTGAGGAATCAACAAAATTTCCTTGAAAATCAAATGATGTTGCTCCATTTCCAGTTTTACCACTAGTTATAATGTATTTGACTGTTATAACAGAATTATTTTCAAGTTTTTTGCCAAAAAATCCATCGCCAAAAAGAATTTCATATCTTTCGTCTTGAACTTCTTGAATTAAGTAAATTTCAGATATTTTACTCAACCTTAAAATATTATCAACTTTTGTATATTCTCTTCCTAACCCAGTATCATTTATTCCTTTAACATACACAACCATCGTGGACGTATCAATATTTGGATTATCAAGTATAAATCTCTGATCTTGTGCAGTATTAACCGTAAATTGTTTACTTAATAAACTCCCTTCATATACATTGATTGGTGTAACTGAAGATCCAAATGTTGCAATTCCTCCACTCACGGCTGCTGTAACATCTTCGGAGAGTGAAAAACTGTATGATGTGTTATCAAACGATCCTACACACACTAGGCCCGCCTGTAGGGTAAGAAAAGAACTGGCGGTGGTAGTTGGCACTCTAAGCGTAATCGCTGCTTTAGCGGCGGTTTTAGAGCGAGGTACGTAACCAATCGTTCTTGCCAAGGAAACAACATTCTCTCGAATTGTTGCAGAATCCAAAAAGGATTCGTTGACAATCATGTTTGAGTTAAATGCTGTAATATACGTATTATATGCAAGCGTATCAATTAGGACAGAAAAATTAGATCCCTCAAAATCAAAATCCGTGAAATTAGAATTGGCACGAAGATAATCTTTGATTTGAGTTTTGATCTGATCAAAATCTAAATTAGTAAACTGTGTAAAAGGCATTTTATCTTGTTGCCTCTAGTAGAAATGAAAATTGTTGTGTTGGAAAATCTTCTCCAATAATATCAAAAGTAACCGTCACTTCAAATTCATTATCATCTGGTCTTGGTTCAACTTCAACGTTTACATTATCAACTCTGACCTCATAGTTGGTGATTGTAGTTTTAATTTGATCTTCAATTACCGATGCAGTACCATAATCAACAAATTCAAAGAGACTTCTACGAACATCAGATCCCAAAAGAGGATTAAAAAATCGCTCTGTCGGGATCGTTTCAACTAAATTTCTAACTGCTCTAGAAATCGCTCTTTCATTCACCAAAATGGGTAGATCTTTTGTAACTGGATGTGGTTCAAAAGATAAACTGATATCCTTAAAAGCTCTTGATCTTCTTTGGACTGCCATTGATGAATGAATTTTATTGATTATTTATTCGCTATTTCCAAGGAATTCCATATGATGGTTCAGTTCCATAACCCCAGTCATCATAATCATCATCGTTACGAATTTTTTCGTGCAATTCTTCTTGTTTTTTCAGATCATGCTTGGGTGCCAAGTCGTGCATAACCTCTTGAATAATTCTTTTTGGCGGTGTTTTCTCATAATCTGTAATTAATTTAGCAGTGCCCCACATTTCTCTCATGTAGTTGGGGTCTCTGTCGACTGGTAAATTAGACATTTTAGCTCCTGTTTTAATGAATAAAACAGAACTTTTATAAAGGAGGTTGCTATCTCCCTACTTCTATTTAACGGTCTACTTCACGTATCGAATATGAGTCCGAATTGAGGTATTTTAAGATTTCCAAGGCGATTAAACGTGGATCTCCATCACCACAGGTATACACATCCACCGCTAAACACCCATTTTCAGGCCAAGTATGGCAAGAAACGTGACTTTCTGCGAGTGCAATGACAATTGTACATCCCTGTGGATCAAAATGATGCAAAAATGTGTTCAAAATTTCCATTTTTGCACGTTGAATGCCTTTAATCATGGCATTTTGAAGTGATTCTGCATCATTAATTGCTTCAGAGGCAATATTATACACTTCTAAGAGCAAATGTTTACCCATTGAATGCTGTTCCAATACACAAATTGCCAAAAAATCTATTTATTTAATCCAAAAACCTCTTCTATGGTAATCAGAATCTTCAATGAAGCGATGATTTTCCAAATGTTCTTCAATATTTTGCCCCCAAACAGGTATTGCAATACTATTTCCGTAACGAAAATCAGGATTTTGGCGAAAATGAACTTCGATTAAGTGATTTCCAATAAATTCACAGTTAATCCATTCATAATTACCTTTTAATTCTTTTAAAATATTAGGAAATTTAACATCTTTTTTAATTTTTTCCCATTTGTCCCATTTGTAAAAAGGATTTTCATCACTACGACTTCCCAAGACAACTAATTTTGCCTCTTGATACTGAAAATCAACACTCAAGTGCTCTCCTTCAAAGATCTCACACCAAAACTCAGAGGGATAAAACATATCAGTACAGTGTTCAATCCATTCTTTACGAGCAAAACGCCCCATACCAAGTAAATTAAACGATGGGCGGACAATATAAAAGTCGGATTTAGGAACAGTGGTGCCTACAGGACCACACTGATAATCTAAACGCCGACTTAGAAAAAGTTTATTATAAACCCAGAGGTCTTCTAAATGAATTGATTTCCATTCATCTGTTGGATCAAACTGGTACATAAAGTTTTTTATATTTCTGCTTTGTAGTTTTGTCTTTCCATCGTCATATTTCTTTGAATTTTAATTTGAGAATTTGTAAAGGTCCAACATTCTCCTGTACTATCTAGAAAAACAACCCATTCTAAATTATGCTCTTGAGATCTATCAATCACAAAAAAAGCCCAACCAAGACCCTTAGGGGTAATGACTGGAACTTGTGGATTCAATTGAATCATCCTTTCCCTTGTCCTCGATATTTCTTTGAAGCCCCATTGCGAGAAGACGCTGCATACTTCGTACCGTTTCCCGTTCCTTGACGAGATTTTTTAGGCGGTCCAGGACTATAAGAACTCTTGTTCAGACCACCTT